CCCGCTGCAACTGACTTAGCACCTTCGCGTACAATTGCTTGCGCAAGTACAGTAGCAGTCGTAGTCCCGTCGCCCGCATCATCCGCAGTTTTTGCCGCGACTTCTTTTACCATTTGTGCGCCCATGTTTTGCAACACATCTTTTAATTCAATTTCTTTAGCCACTGTTACGCCATCTTTAGTGATGTGTGGTGCGCCCCATTGTCGCTGAATAATTACATTGCGACCTTTTGGGCCTAGCGTTACTTTTACAGCTTCCGCTAAAATATTTACGCCCTCAATCATCTTACCGCGAGCAATCTCGCCAAACTTTACGTCTTTAGCACTCATACTAGTTCCCCTCAATTATTGCAAAAATTTCTTCTTCGTCTAGGACTAATACTTCTTCGCCCTCTACTTTAACCGCTGTGCCAGCATGACGTGGAAACAACACAAGGTCATTTATTCGAACTGTCATTGGTACAAGTACGCCTGCTTCTGTTCGTCGGCCTGCGCCAATTGCGATAACAATACCTTGATCTGGTTTTTCTTGTGAATTATCAGGGATAAAAATTCCCCCTGCTGTTTGTGTGTCTGCATCGACACGTTTTACTACTACACGATCGTGTAATGGATTGAATTTCATTTCTTACTCCTTTATTAAGCAAATAGAATTATGTACGCCGCCCTAAGTTAGGCACGAAATACATAGTGTATTACAGATAATTACTTATGTCAATGGGTTTCTGTGGATTTATTTTTATTCAATTAATATACTGTTTAATTTAGTACGTTCTAATACTTCCACAATTGCCTTGTAACGATGTATATCTTCTGCGGTTGAATTATTTTTCAACAAATTGCATCGCATACATATAATCCAAAGATTGCTTATGTCATGTATTTGTTCCTTAGACCAACCCAACTTTTTAGCTTCGTCCTGCGACACAATATGATCGGTGCTAGGAGTGTTAATATCAAGTTTATCTTCTATGTTGTTTTTACCTAATCCATAGTTTAAAGTACTTCCACAACACGAGCACATTTCGCCGCATAGTTTTAAAAACGGTTCGTTTTCTACACCCCATTTGTTGGCATTTTTATATGCCCAAACAGGACGTAAGTCATTGGTATTGCAAACTATACGATAAAGGGTACGGCTATGATATGTGCCGGGGTCATATTTATTATATAATTTTGCCATTATGCCGCCTTTAGTTCATCATCGATTACTGGCATCGTAATGCTAAATGGTTTGGCAACTAATGTTTTACCAGTCTTATATTCATACGCATCAATGATACCGCTTGCAATTTTTTCACGAACACCCATACCCTTGTAGTTTGTTGGGTACTCATATTCAAATTGATCCTTAATGTCGCCGTGAAGTCTATCACTACTCTCAAAGAAATTTGAATTTTGATATACAACATCTTCAAATAAGTCATCTGTATATAATTCAGCAGATATCATAAGTTCACGAACTTTAAGGAAGCCTAGCATAGTTGCTGTGGCGATTTTTTCAGTCGGCCAATATGTACGCATTTTACTTAAAATTTGTCCTAGCGCACCTAACCCAAACTGATCCCGGGCCATGGTTAAATCACTGATGTGAGTAATAACTCCTGCTGTACGTTTTTTGTAGCCGGTAGTACAACCAGCATCGATAACACAATTTTCAAGGGCAACAGCATCTTTCTCACCCATGATAACTTCTTGTTGGTGAATAAAATATTTTGCCATCGGCTCATTATCATTATTAAGTGCCAATAACATAATCGATTCTACATTTTCGTCCTCACTCTCAACATAGAATACAGGAACCATGCTTTGCTCTCCATACTGCGCAATCCACTCAGTGGAGTGTTGTTGACCATCTGCACCATAGTAACGATTTTCGCTAGGACTATAACGGCATTGAAGCGGAGTTACGCAATGAATATTCCACTTACCACGTAGTTTCTTTTGGTGTTTTGGCTCAGGCCAACGTTGGCGCTCATAATTAAAATAAACTAATTCAGCAGGCACCCATGCAAACTTTAATATATCTTGGTATGGGAAACTTGGGTTTGTTGCAATAGTGCCGACTCGTTTTTGGACCATTCGTCCAACTTGAATCAAAGACACTTTCTTGTCTTTGCGTCCTTGACTAGGATCAAAAGGTTGCATTTTTAAATCTTCAGATTTACTCATTGTTACTTCTCCGTATAATGTACAAAATTATGTAAACATTGTTTACAAAATAAGCCGTTCTCTTAGCTTATAAAGCTATTATACGCTCGATTTACTAAAATGTCAACCAAAAAGAAAGCCCACCGAAGTGAGCTTTCTACTAGTTTTGGTAACAAGGTATAGCTACCCCGGACGAAGCAGTTTCTTAGGCGGATATCACATATTTGTTACTTTTACTTAAATTTACTTCAGCTATAAGATATTGCATATTCTCTACTATATGTAGTCCGCTTACTATTTTACCACGCAACGGAATTATATGATCAACATGATATCCTGCAGGGCAGCTTAGATAAAACTCTTTAACCGCTTCTTTATCTGCCCACGGTGGGATTCTCTGTAATCTTGCGGCTCGTTCGTTGGCACTTTTTAATCGTGTCTTATGCTTATTTGCTTGACGCCAACGCTTATGTGCGTCTGCTGAATATTTCTTATCCGATTTATATTTCTTTTCCTTATTACCAGGTTTTGCTATCCATCGGTTATAAGCAGCTCGTAATCGTAGTCTGCGTTCTTCTTCTGTTTCTATTAGTTTTGGTCTTCCCATAATAGTATTTATTTGCGTTGTCGTAAAAAAGCCCCTTGCGGGGCTTTTTGGTTGTTTCTGTTGCCAGGTAAGTCCTACCCCGGTTGTTTTAGACTAAGCTAAAACAGCAGCATCAGTACGTGAACCGAAGCGGAAGCCACGACCCATAGATACTTTTACTGCACCAGTTGTATTTGCTTTTTCTGCATTTACGGTTTTTGCATTTAACGTGACCCCACGTGTTGCCCTTTATCCTATCTATCGCAATCGAATCTAAGTCATCCCCATCAAAGATATACTACCGAACTTATGGCGTTTCTTGCCAATATTGCTTAATATATCTTTGGTGGAGATGGCGGGTTCTGCCCCCGCGTCTTGCAATCCTTACTTTGAGAGTTATACAACAATTTCTTTTACTGAATTACTTCAGTGTGTTTGTGTTTCAAACTTAGCTTTAATGCTTTAAGCCATAGTTTCTTTTGTTTCTTTGTATTCTTACGCACACATGCTAGATACATTTTTCTTATTAATTTCTTTCTTTTCATTTTACTTCCTTATGGCTTAACTACAATTGGTGGCAATGTCAGTTCAAATGTGCCATTACTTAAATAACGTTTCTTCTCTTTATTAAAGTTTGTTTGAAAGAATGATGCCTTACCGCCCTCTTTCCACCAAGTATTAACTATAACAATAACACGTATTGTTGGTGCTTCCGGTGCGCCTTCTGACTTTGAAAATAACTTAGTTGGCACATTCGATACATCTGGCAGAGTCCAGCAACCTTCGTGTGCTACTACATCTGAACTTTCTGTAGCATAAGTTCTGTACTCATATTCTTTTGCCACTTGTTCAAATGCACAGGGCTCTGTAGTTAATACAACAAAGCCACCAGCATCATTTGGCATGTACATTTCTTTTGGTACTTCTTCTGCGCTAACTGATAGCGATACGAGCAATGCTACTAAAGCAAGTTTCATAATGACTCCCCTAAGGCCGTCATTAAGATTGCATTTAGGACAGCATTATAGCTATTTAGTTAACTACGCAGTTTTCTCCACATTGATACGTGAACGAATAGCATCTAAACTTAACTCGGGTTTGGTAACACGATAAACTGGTGCGCCAGAACCATTGTACTTCTCATCTGCTTCGGCAATTGCTTGTGCAAATAGCGGAGTGTTGATTAAGTCAGTTGTCTTAAGATACGCGACTGCATCTGCTTTAGAACAGAATGTATCCATTTCAATTAGATTAACATTAGTGTGTCCACCTTTAACTAATGTCTTAACACGTGTTACAAAGTCATTTGCAAAACGTACTTTTGTTTGTCCTGCATGCGTCGAAACGCCTACTATCTTAAACATACTTTCTCCTTATGCCTGCGGAAGTACAACCACGCCGCGGATTAATTCACAAAGTTTATCTACATCACCAACAATAACTTTATTGGTGACCCAATCATTGTCACTGTTGTTACCAGTGTACTCCAATGTATAACCATTGTCTAAAATGCTAACACTAAAACTGTCAACACCATTTACAATTGCTTTATTTTTCTTTGCCATTACTAGTTCTCCTATGCTTCGTTTGGGAATTTAATATAACCTAAATAGCTTTTCACTGATTCAGCAGTTTGTCCAAGTGGTAAAGACTGAATAGTAAAACCTTTTTCAAACAGTGACTTTGCATACATCTTGTTATAGATAAATGCCATAACAATACCTGCAATGCCCCACGTAAACACATTGGCTACAATGATAAGAATTCCAGGTAACCAATCCTGACGAAGTAATGCCGGGATACCACTAAAAAAGAACGTGGTCCAAGAAAATCCTAGTGGTACTTTTTTAAGTTCGATACCGTTCGATACTGTGATTACTGCGTATGCCATTTTTACTTCCCTTAACTAATGTGACGTGCGTATTGAATGATACAACGATTTGCACCACCGTTCATATTGCGTACTTGATTTTCTGCATAATTTTGATTTGCCGCTTCAACTACAACAACATAGTTGCTTGGGCCATCGGTGCCCTGAATACTACCACCTTCATTTAAGCCACGTGCTAAAGTTTTATAACTAACTTCGAATCGCATTTTAGTTCTCCTGTCGTTTAATTAACTTCTAAATACTATTATATAACCATTTTGGTAAACTGTCAACCAAAATCTGCATTGTAACATTTGAATTGTTCCAATGCAAGTTAACTGTTATTATGCAACTTCCAACATATTAGCTGGCACGTTCCAAATGCCTTGTGCAGTGCTAACACGTACATTTTTAATTGCAATTTTAAGCACTGTACCTTTAACAGTTAGCCCGCTACGTGAGCTAACAAATGAAACATTATCACCTACAGTTAAACTACGTTTAGTTGCTCTACCTAACTTAACGCGAGCATACTTAACAGCTTCGATTACGCTTTGTAATTCTTCGTTAGTAAATGTACCTTGAACTAAAGCAGTTGTAATTTGTTGTGCATTCATTTTTTATTACTCCGTGTTGTTAGTGTATGTATAGCATTATACAGCCAAAACAACCAGATGTCAACCTTTATTTTAAGCAATCCAACCTTGTCCAGTAATTTCATGATACCACGGATAAAAACTCGGAATGGTTAATACCCAAGTATCATTGGTATCTATGTAATCAGTCGGCGGTTGCGCATAATGTTGATATAATGGAATGATAGGAAATCCGTCTACAGTAATGTCGACTATTACTGCATCGGGATGTTGACGGGTTACATTTATTGATATATTTAATGGATCGATTAATGAATGACTGTGCTGTAATACCGTTAGTTCAGTTAACTTGTTGTTATAAATTACTCCATCATTGATTAATACAATGCATGGACACTGACCGACAGGAGTTAATGTAATTACTACATCTAATCTTAGGGTTGGTTTAATAACCGTACTGTCGTAAAAATTCTTCATATTCTGGGAGATAATCCAATATTGTATTATTGCGCAATGATTCGAATGCTTTAATAAATTTAACTAAATTGTGGCGTTCTTCGTCCACATCATTGGGTACTTGGTAATTCTCAAGGAAATGTTTATATTCAAAAAGTATGCTTGTAATAACTGGGTCAATCAAATCATCTCGCCTGCGATTAATAATAACCTGATTACTATTGGTTAATTGATATTTATTTATAACTGCATTAAGTTTTTCAAGTGCAATAGCAATTAAATTTGGTGGCAATAGTTCAATTCGTAACCAACTCGGTTCGTATAATATATCACAACTTTCTGCAATAATAGAATTATTAATCATAAATTCAAATAATGTATCTAAATGATAAATGCTGAAGATAGTCGGCGTTATACGCAAACTTAAATGTAAATTAGTTTGCTTTCTAAGATCCAAAAATTTCTGAATGTTCGATGATACTGAATCAATCGTACTCGGATAACGAATATAATCATTAACTTCATGTAGAGATTCAATACTAAGTCCCAAATGAACATGCTTAAAATTCTTAATAATGTTTTCTAATTCTTCTGAATACACAGTACAATTAGTTGTTGTTCCGATATTAATATCCTTCGCAACTCCTGCTTCTATTAATCTTTCACAAATATCATAAAAACTTTTTAAGTAAAGTGTTTCACCACCCAAGAAATGTATGTATTTAATGTTAGGAATAGTAATTAATTCTGCTACAAACTTATCCATTAATATTGGATCATCTGCCCAATTCTTAAATTTAGAAAAGGATTTAAATAATGTCGGTTCTAGTTTGTTAAGTTTAACATAGTCGTTAGATAATTTACTGCTATAAGTCGGAGTACACATAATACAACCACTATTACAAGTATTGCCGAGATCAATTTGTAAATCAATTGGCAAACTATTAGTATGACCATTATTAGTGGCACTATATTCAAATATTTCATAATGTGGGCTTGCACAAAATGTCTTATCAAAATTTGTAATACTAATTACGCTCTTTAAGAGTTGGCGTTGACGTCCACTTACTTTATTGTTCGAATCTTCATAATGACAACTACTGCACATACGTAATTTGTCACCATCTAATAGAGAGGCTCTAATTCCTTGCATGATATCAGAATTCATAAATTCTGCGATAGATGTTGTTGCAATATTATAACCAGTATCGTCATGCGACCCCCATCGGCAAGGTAAAAATTTACCCGATGGCCCTATCCTAATATGAAACCATGGACTTGAGCAAAATGTATCTTTAAGCATTAACGTTTTGTAATAACTTCATCTGCCAAACCATATGCTACTGCTTCGTCTGCTGATAAGAACGTATCAAACTTCATAGTTTCAAATAAGTCTTCGTAAGTTTTTCCCGCAGTATTATGACGTACATACAATTCAGTTAAGCGTTGATTAATACGCATTGATTCGTCAAAGCTACGTTTAGCATCTTCGAATTGTAATTCTTGTACGTGTACGCTACCACGTGTGCCCGGAGTGCCGGAGCTAACTCGATGAATCATTGTACGTGCTTCTGGCAATACAATACGCTTACCTTTAGCACCAGCTTGCGCCAAGAATGAACCCATTGAACATGCTTGTCCAAGTACAATAGTCGACACATCGCATTTAATAAACTGCATTGTATCGTAAATTGCCAAGCCAGCAGTTACGCTTCCGCCCGGTGAGTTAATGTAGAACAAAATGTCTTTCTCTGGGCTTTCGCTTTCTAAAAATAGCAACTGTGCAACGATTGAACTTGCTGTCTGCTCGTTAACATCTGTATCTAACATAACGATACGATCTTTAAGTAGACGTGAATAAATGTCATAAGCACGTTCGCCTTGACTTGTACGTTCTACTACCATTGGGACTAAATTCGGCATTGTATTTCCTTTTGTGATTGTTTATTAAGTATACAGGATTTATTTCAAAAGATCAATGTCGTTCTGCACGTTCTTTACAAAATACGCAAAGTTTAACACCGGGGATTGCTAACTGACGTGCTAGTGGGATATCTTCACCACATTCTTCGCATTCACTTAAACTTGGTTGTAATGCTTGTTTAGCAAGCTCACGTTGCACTGCGGCAATATGATTCATGTTATTATGAATTGCATGGAGCTGTCCGAATTCTGCTTCTTCGAGATTGTCATTGCTATAATCATGATCATCATAACTTTGTGTAGCTGTCATATAAGTTCTCTTTCATCGTAAAATAATATAAATAGTATTATAACAGAAATTTAATACGTTGTCAACAAAAATGTCCCTCACGATACTGGTAATATCTAAGGACTCTAACATTTTAAGGAATGTCAGCATGAATATTTATTCAATCTATAAAGCCACTAACACAATAAATGGTAAATCCTATATCGGATTTGATTCTTCTTGGCCTACTCGCTGTGCTGATCATAAAAGAAATTCAATTAAAAAGAATTCTCGTTTCTATGCCGCTATACGTAAATATGGTTGGGAGGCATTTGTTTGGTCTGTGCTATATCAATCCACCGACAAGCAACATACCTTACTTGAAATGGAAGAATTCTTTATCCGCAAATATAATACCCACGTTGATTATGGCAACGGATATAATATGAGCTACGGCGGCGATGGAGGAAATCGTTCAATTGAAACTCGGAAAAAGATGTCTAATCTTGCCAAAAATAGATCGCAGGAGCATAAGGATAATCTTAAAGGTCAGTGGGAACAAGGATGTATTCCGTGGAACAAAGGAATTATCGGAGTATATATTCGGTCCGAAGAGTTTAAAGAAAATTTGCGTAAGCCCAAATCCGAAGCCTTTAAAGCAAACCTACGTAAACCATTACCAAAGATCATATGCCGTATATCTGACAGAAAAGAAATGGCTATCCAACAATATACACAATGGGTGAATAACTTGTCCAAGTAACCATTATGCTTCTTCCTTTTTGCCTACGTTGCTGTAGTCGTTAATTTGTATTTTTAAATCTTTAGTTTCTTTCTCTACTTCTTGTAACTTGTTGACTAAGTATTCTTCTGCCGCAAGTCGAAACACATTTGTTAACTTTGGGTCTTGTACAATTTCAGCAAGCTCTGCGCCACGTGCTAAATCTTCGAGTAGTATCTCAACACGATATAAACGCTCGATAGCTTCATCTAAGTCAGTGGGTGCGTTAGTGTAAGTAACTGTGTTTGCCTCTGCTAACTCCTTTAAAGCGTCCAGCATATCCTGTTCTTCGACTGTGTTCTCTGTAGACATGTTTATTCCTATTGTTAGTTTATGTGTAACATTATAGACTATTTAACTACTTTTGTCAACCTATTTTAATTTATTCATTAATGCTTTCTCAGTAATAGATATACATAGTTCAACTAATTGATCAGTTGACCAAACACTTTTCGCACAATTTACCTGCCACGTAACTAATTGAATATTCCCTACATGATATCCTTTAGAATTATCAATTCGGTCAAAACTTACTTTTGTAGGATTTTGTGATCGTAATGTTCCGTGCGTAAGTGTCATTGGTATGTTGCTTAACTTACAAAATCCTCGTTGTTTTGACCAGAGAGAAATAATATCATCGGCAGTAATGCTAAAATCAATTTTCCGATCTCTTGCTCCCTTGCGAGCTTGTTGCCAATAATAAGTTAATGAACGATTAGTGTCGTTTGATAATTTAGAATAATAAGCATCTTTCTTAGCTTTATTCTCTTCAGGTGAAACCCAGTCTTTTGTCATTTTACAAACAATCCAATAAAGTAAATCGTTAGTAGCGCCACGTTGATTGTAATTAAACTTGTTTCTTTAATGCGTATACTCCACGTTAAGTACACTACAGCGCCGATGTTTAACAAGTAAATGTTAAGTGGGTCGATACGAAAGCTAGTGCAGAGTGCGCCTGCTATTGTAATACAGCAAGCGACCCAGCGTAACCAAAAGTTAATACGACAGTTATCAATCATACCCATTTCAACCTAAACCAATCCACGTTTGTTTTTACTGTAAATCCATACCCATTACTGCCCGATGCTTGTAGTGCGTACTCAACTCCATTTTCACGCATCCACTGCGCCGACTAAGCAACCATTCCATAACATCATAATGGGCCAGCTTAGTAAAAAACTAAGCAATACTATAAGACCGAATGCACCTAAAATCGTTACTAATATTTTCATTTTAAATCTCCTTTTAATTTACATGCTCCAGTATAATTCTGAACTCGGATCGCAACAACGCGGAGTGTTGCTATCAATTTCAACAAGCGCACCTGACATAATATTACGTACTGTTTTCTTAGTAACAATAACAGTATTATAATATTCTAAAGTAGCATAAGCAACAACACCAGCACCTGCACGTTTATTTGCACATGTAGTACTACGTTTAGCTGAAGCTAATGTATCAAAATAGTTAATTGATTGTGTACTTTTTACGTTGTAAGTAACAAATGTAGTCATTTCGTTTTCTTCTCTGTGTTGTTAGCGTATGTGTAACATTATACAGTCGTTTTACCAAAATGTCAACCGAAATATAAATTTATCTATGCGTATATAATGAATAAATAATGTACAAGGAGTAACACATGATTAATTATATCAAAGGACTACTATCCGATTTATTCGGCTCTGCACCAGCAGCAGTAGTAGTTGAAGAAGTAAAAGAAGTAGCAGTTAAAGCACCAGTAAAACAACGTGCAGGTACAGTAGCAGGAGTTAAGCTAGCACCATTGGCAGTAGCACCGGCGCCAGCTAAGAAACGTAAACCATATTACGGTAAGAAGAAAGCAACT